TGGTGCCCGCCTTCCGGCGAATGCGAGTTATGGATGCGCGGATCCGATGCGGAGGCCACATCCATGATGTACTCGGAGGCCTGCTCCTCCGCCATGCCATTGATGATCAGCTTTTCCATCAGCTGCACCTGGCCGGTCGTCTCGCAGGCCTTGACGATGGCCATGACCCGCTTGCGTTCACCGGCGACGACCTCGCTGGCATCAGGGGCTGGCCCTACTCGTGCCAGCGCAGCGGCCTCGATGGACGCAACCATTTCTGGGTGACTCTCGGCCAGCGCTTCCGGTGTGAACTCGAAGCCCTCGATGCTGCCGGGCTGCGCCGTGCGCAGCGCGATAATCTGGTCCGCCAGGTCAGCCAGCTGCGGCTCTACCTCTTCAGCCTCCAAGTCGAAGGCCAGCGCCAGCGCCTCGGTGGCGGTCATTGGTGACGGGTCCTGTTTTTCGAAGATGGCGCGGGCTTGGCTCTTCGCCATTGCCAGCGCCTCGGTCATCTCGGTGACAGATGCCGCGGCACGCACCTCCATCATGGAATCGGCGAGGCCCAGCTCCAGAGCCATCTCGGCAGACAGGAGAGTGCCGTCGCCATCGGAACCCTTGATCAGCGCTTCCATTTCCTCGCGCTTGTCTTCGCCCACCTTGGCGATGTAGACATCGAGTATCCCGGTGCTGATGGTGTCCAGGTCCATGGCCAGGGCGCGGAGCTGATCGGCGTTGCCGCAGGCGCAGGTCCAGGGGTTGTGCACGAACATGTAGGCACCGATGCCCATGTTCACTTCATCAGCTGCCGAGGTGATGACGGACGCCACGCTGGAGGCCTGCCCCAGGACGTTCACGACCACCTTCGCTTCATGCTGGCGCAGGTAGTTGGCAATGGTCAGGCCGTCCGATACAGAGCCGCCAGGGCTGTTCATGTCGATGTGGATCTCGGTGACCTCACCCAGCGCCTTGACCGCATTCATGAATGCGGCGCTGGACATACCGGAGCCGTCCCACCAATCCACGCCAATCTGGCCGTCAATGGTGATCTTCGCGACACCTGATGCCGCCAGTGCCTTGAACCATTTATTGGGCATTTTCTGCCTCCTCTGTCTTCAGAATGTCGAGGGCAGCTTGCATTGCCCCACTGCCGTTGGTGAGTCGGGGGTCGGAATCGAGGACCAGCTTGTACAGGTCGGCGCTGTCGTTGCTTGCCTTGATGGCGCGATCCAATTCTTCCAGGGACCACTGCCGCTCGGCCGCCTTCTCGCTGCGCGGCGCGAGGCCTGCTCGGATTTCGAGAATGTCCGCGGTGATTTCCTTTAGCGGATCCACCCAGACCCACTTCGGCGCCGTCCAGTCGATTGCGAGATAAGCCGCGCGCAACTTCCAGTAATCGGGCAGCTGGACCTTGCCAGTCATCACCGCGACGTCCAGCCACTTGGCGGCGACTGGGCGGCAGAGCTGGTTGATCAGCATGTGCGCCTGGAGCGCTTCAGCGCGCCGGCGGAACTCCAGAAGGCCGGCCCGGATGCTGGAATAGTTGACACCCTTCAGATCACCTGTCAGCTGCTCATGGGTCAGGCCAGCACCCTTGGCCACCGCGTGGAGCTCACCGCGAATCCACTCTGGATAGGAAGTGCTGATATCCGGTGGCGTGGAAAAGGTGATTTCCTCGCCGTCCTCGAGATAGTGAATTGCCCCGGGCACAAACTCGCTGAGCTGTTCGCCGCCCTCGCCCATCGACACCTGCGTACCGAAGAACGGGCCATCTTCCTCGAGGTCCGCGTCGGGCTTGCGCTTCACGAACGCCCCGAACAGCTGGCCCAGCTTCTGCCGCGCTAGGAGCGCGTCCTGCATCTCGTCGATTTCGTACAGGCGCAGGATCACCGAGGTCAGCTCAGGCACCCCCCGCAGCTGACCAGGCCGGGTCCGGCGGAACATGTGCACCACATCCCGCGCTGGCACCGGCACCCGGGAGTTGATCTCCATGGTCAACTTCTCGTGGGGATGGAAGCGCCAGAAGTGGTATGCCCGGCGCCGGCCAATGCCGTCGAACTCGATGCCCATCTTGATCAGCCGGTCGCCGTTCACGCGGGAGAATGCCGGATCCAGGTGCTCAGACTCGATCACCTGAAACTGCAGGGGAACCGACAGCCCATCTTCCACGCGCCGGTACCGGAATCGTCCGAAGGCCTCACCCCCGGCGAACTGCCCTGCGGTGGCCAGCGACTGCAGGGAATAGAACGAATCCACCTCGTCCGCGTCAGCTTCGAGCACCCAGCGATCCCAGAGCTTCTGGATTTCCTCGTTCCCCCACTTCGGGCGGATGCCGGTGCCAACCAAGTTGGCGACATAGGCATCCAGCGCGCCCCAGGCGTAGGCGTTATTCCGAATGATGTTGTGGCTGCGCGACTGCAGCAGGGGCAGCGAGCGCGCGATCGGGGTGTTCGGGCCGGTTGCAAAGGCACCCTTTGCACGCAGGCGGGGGGCAGTGGACCCACCTTCGTACTGAGCTTTCACCTGGACGATATTTCCATCCGCGGTGAATCGAACTCGGGGCTTGGCGACTGCTTTCATCAGAGCCCCTTGGATGTAATGACGCGTCGGGACCGAGTCAGCGAACGGCCCTGCTGGCGCTTCATCCGCAGTATCATGCCCTGCAGAGCCGGCATATCGCCCGGGCCATACGTGACGGTCTTGCCGTTGGACGAACGAAACGACACGACATTCTGGCCGGTGGCCAGTCTCGCGTAGGCGTCTTCCAGTTGTTCCAGCGTTAATGACATATCAGATCCGTGCCTTGACGACTTTCCGGCGAGGCTTCCGCCGCGGTTGGGTATCTTTCGCCGTTGGCTTGTCGCCCGGCTCCATGATCAGAGGGTTCTTGTCCCAATCTTCTGCCCAGGGCGGAGGCCTGGACCAGTTGATCTTCTCGAACCCGATTGCGACCAGCACCGCCAGCGCGTAGGCCACCAAGTCGAAGGCCTCGTTCGGCTTCTTCCCGGGCTTTGCCCATTTTCCGGTTGCCGGGTCGCGGACCTCGTAGGTCAATTCCTCATACCACCAGCGGCCCAGCCAGGTGGGGAGGTGCATGTACCCAGCGCCCGGATCGTCCCGGTCCATCATGGCCGCGACTGCGTCCTTCAGCTGGTCGGTGCCGAGGATGTAGAGGGGAACATCACCCTTGGCGCCGGACTTTCTGGATTTGCGGCCGGTGTTATCCGGGTAGGTCTTGCGGATCCGATTCGCGGTTTGCGTGCTGCCACCCTTCAGCAGCCGCACCCGATCAGCAAGGCCCAGCTTTACCAGCCGGCGGTGCCATGCGTAGGCTTGGGATGTCACCGATTCGGTGCCCTTACTGCCCTTCTGGCCACCCTCCCCGCCGGTATCCACCCCCACAGCGAGGATCGGCATCCGGCGGTCAGAGCCATCGGCAAGCCTGTAGCTTCTGCAGAGCACATCACGGGTTAGCAGATCCCAGTCCTCCGGATGGGTGACTGGATTGATCTGCCGCGGCGTCTGGTCGTTGTTCGGGCCCTTGTCCTCGGCAATGTTGAAGCGGTCAACCAGCCACATTTCCTTGTTCGGTCCAAAGCCGTGCACCTGCACAACGAATCGCCGGTGCTCGCCGCCCTGTACGTCGACGGTAGCAATCAGGAAGCGGACGCCCACCGGCACCGTGCGGCGCTCGGTGTTTTCAGCCCTGTCCATCAGCCGGATGCTTGAGCGCTGCGTGGTGTTCACGCGGTTGCTGTAGGGCAGACCCCAGTCGGTGTTGATCACCGTGCGCAGGGTCTTCTGGCTGCCCGTCAGCCTGAAAGTCTCTTCAGCACGTTCCAGCTTGTCGGCCAGGCTGTCCCAGCTCTGGAATGCCGCCGCAGGGCCCTCCATCCAGAAGGTGGCAATGCGGCTCCGCCGGGGCTCACCGATCAATTCACCATCGGTGGTTAATTGGCAGCCTTCCGGCATCCATCGCCCGGCCGCGTTCAGTGCGCGCTTGTCTTCCGGGTCCAGCTCGACCGCGCAGTGCGGGCAGAAGACTCGGCGGGTATCAATATTGAAGTGGTCCTTGGTCGGCTGGAACCACTCGCGGCACTTATTCTGCGGGCACTGCCAGTACCAGCGCCGGCGGTCGCCTTGGTTGTACAGGTCGAGTATCCCGGTGGTGGGCGGAGCCATGTGCGGGTGATCGGCTGGGCGCTCCCAGTCCACCTCGGTCACCTCGCGCCCTGGGGAGCTCTCCGCCAGCGTCATGCCGGTGGAACCGAATGTCTGGGTGCGCTTGCTAGCCAGCGTAAAACCGTCGCCCTCGCCGTCGATGTCGGCCGATATGCGGTCATAGTCGGTCAACAAGACGAACTGGAAGTCCGAGCTGGCCATCACATTCTTGGAGGGCCACTTAATCCCCAGGTAATTTCCCGCTCTGAATATCTTGTCGTGGACGTTGTTGTCGTGCCCTCGAGGGCTGAGCCTTGCCGCCAGCACCGGCGAGTGAAGAAGCATGCGATCGATGCGCTTTTTGCTGAACTCCCGTGCTTTCTCTTCGCTGATCTGGATGATCAGGCCGTCGCCCAGGTCGCACTCGATCTTGTAGGCGACATAACCGTCTACCAGCGCTTGTGTCTTTCCGGTCCTGGCGGGTCCCACGAAGATCACTGCGTCATATAGACGTCGCCCCATGCAGTCCAGGGGCTCCACCATGTAGGGCGTGGCGCGGGGGCTCCAATCCCGGATCGTGCCGTCGCCGGCCACCACCTTCATGTACTTGGCCGCGGCCTCACTGGGCGGAATTCGTCTGGGCGGGCGGATAAGCTCGGCGACATCCCGGCGTATTGATGCCGCGCTGGCGTAGCTACTCATCGGAGTCGGGCTCATCCTCGACGACCAGGTTGTAGATCTGCTCGCGCAGGGCGTCGGTGGAATCCTGGACCACCTCGATCACCTCGGGCGACAGGCCCGCATCGCGCTCAAGGATGTCGGAGAGCGTATCCAGCCCGCCGGCAACCGATCGGGCCAGCCTACTCATTTCGCGGTGGACCTCTTCCACCGGCACAAGGAGTCTCATTTCCTTTTCGAGCTTGATCCGCTCGTTCTCCGACTGGTACCAGGCCTTCCGATCCGTGGGGATCATGTCCTCGGGGCCAGCGCCGTTGGCTGAAATCACCTCGCCGAACAAGGCCGGACCGATGTCCCTCAGGGCGTACACGCTGACCCCATTGCGCGTACCGGCCGGGAGCACCCCCGCATCACGGATGCGCCGACGGACTGTTCCCCGGTCCATATTGAAGGCGTCAGCAATGCGGGTGATGTTCCAGTTGTAGACGTCAGCGAGTCTATTGACCTCCCCCACCTTCACCACCCACGATCACAGCAATGGCGCGGGCTAACCACGCCTGGTGGTGGAGGCCCAGAATCGCCGAAATTTTGTCGCGCACCGCGATTCCGCGCACCCGTGGCTACCCGATATCCGTTCAATGGGACCCGAGCAACGGCTAAATTGCGCCGATTCAGAGCAGATGCGTGCGGCGTGCGGACTTCCGGAGGTTCTCATCCGCCCAAACCGGGCGCAGATTCGAGAGCGCCCAACACGCACGCACCTCCTCGTTCCTTTCGAGGCTGAAGTCTTTAACGGGAACAATGTGATCAATATGTATATCGCCGCAGCGATAGCGGCTCCAGTCCATGCCTTTGGTGAACTGCTTTTCAAGGTGGGCAACAAGCTCAGTGATCGAGTATCCCACCACCAACTCAACGGTCGGCGAGTTCCCGTTCCTATTTATTGCCCCGCGCATCAGCTCCGCGACCCCAAGCTTTTTGGCTTGCTTCTTGAGCTGGCGGCGCATCCGCTCTTTGGTCGCGAAGGACTCGTCGTACCTGTACCGAAGCCTATACCTTTCTGCACTGTCGAGACCTGGGATCGACCATGGCCCGGTTTCTCGGCCCCTCACTTTTGATAGGTCCCCAAAGAGAGTCCATGCAATCCTGCGATACTGTTCCCGCGGCGACTCATAGTTTTCCATCGCAAAATCGAACTGCGCTGCCAAATACAGCTTTTGAAGGCTTGCACCCAACAATGCAAGGCGGCGCTGCTCTCGCCTTTGCTGCGTCCTCTGAATCTGCACCAGTCGCTCAGGCCGTACGCGTTGCCCATGACGTCGAACTGAGTTGGCATAATGGCCCCGGATTAGCTTCTTACCGTGCTCGGTCTTCCTCGCCGCGTATTTGCACGCACGACACGGTGAGCGCCGACCGTCCTTGCTTTCGATTCGACGCGGGAATTCTTCTAAGGGTTTTTCAGCGCCGCACTTGGTGCAGCGCTTCATCACCTCGGCGGGTCGCTCTGATCCCCATACCGCCGCTGGTATGCCTTGAGTTTCCGGTGCTGGTAGTACCAGCCAACCACCAGCCCCACCAGCGCGATGATCAGGCCGCCCACCGCACACATGGCCGCGACCGCAGCGTGGTTCTCATTCATCCAGGTGACCGCGCTACCCGTGACCGCAACGGCTGAGCCGGCCTGCTCTCCGAGCTTCGCTACCTTCTCGACGGCCTGCTGTCTCATTCTCGCTCCATGCAATGAAAAACGTCCGCCAGAACATTCCGAGCAGCCTGCCTCGCGTGAGGGGTGAATGGTGGCGGACGATCCGACCGATGGAATGCAATCACCGATCGAACCTGGTTGCGGGGGACGGCCAGCTGTGAGGCCATGAGCCTCCTGCCGTGCCAACACCACCGCGTGAATTTGGGACACAAAAAAACCCGCACGGGGCGGGTTCGTCGGTTACCGACAGAGACGGCAACAATATAGATTTGAGGCTCCTAGGTTGACATATTGTCGCCTTAAGTCAACCCCCTTGTAGGTCTGCATGAAACTGGAGCTTCACACCCACCTTAAACAGGGCGGCCTCATCGATACGATCGAGATCATTGCAGATAGATATCCAGTGGGGTCGATAGCCTTTCGCCCACACCTGCCTCGACATGGCGCCATTGATCGATTCGAACTGGGCGGATAGCGGAATATCCCCAACGGCCTGACGCATGCGGAATGCCGCCATCTCTCTGACGACGGCCCGCGTACCTGGTCGGCTGTTCTTAAGGTGCAGTTCGGCGAACTGGTCGCTGTAGGCGCGCAGGAACTTATGCCCCGCCTCGTCGCGCTTGTGGCAGGGCTGGCGGTACCGGAAGTGAATCCAGTTCTGCTCCAGAGGATTCAGCTCTCCAATACAGCGATGCACGAAGCCCAGCAGCGGCTGTTGGCCTGACAGGTTCGGCCTGCTGTATCCAGCAGCGCGGGATGGCGTCGCGTGAACCCGATGCGCCGTCGTCCACCTTTTGCGCCCGCTCCGCTTGGCGGGCGGCTTCTGCCCCCCGGAGAAGTAAGCTGTTGGTGATTCGCCAGGCACGAAGATAAAACCGAACGCCGCGCGAACCGCCGACCTGCCCTCGTCCACAACGACCGTCCTGTTCTGCATCAACGCACCTCCCGGATCTGATACCCCATAGTTTCCATGATCGCCTTCTTGAGCTTATACACCGACGTGGCCATGCCTTTGACGTCCTCGATGATCGTCTCGCCGTCCTGCTCATACACGAAATCGGCGATGTACGTCGCGCGCCGGCCGTTCGGAAAACTCTCCGACTTGATCAGCAGTGGCTGCTCGCCGCACTTGAGCGGATACCGCAGCTGCAATCTCAGGTTTGAGATTTTGCCGTTCCGCAGCAGGATCTTCAGCTCTGAATATCGATAGGCCTCGCGCTTGGAATCGAACTTGAAGCCATCCAGCTCCACCGGCTGTGCCTTGTACTTGTTGGGTTTCGGGTAGGTCCGCCTCATGGGGAGACCTCAGCGATCAACTGGTCAAGATAGCGGCCGCAGGCATACAGGCCGCTCACCTGCCGGTTGTGCGCCCAGAAGTAGATCCGGCGCACCACCTCCGTCTCCAGCGGACCCAGCCCGTTTGCGGTGCAATACTGGTCTGCAGTGATGGCTGGCTGGAATGCGGGCCGGTTCTCGCGCAGGGCCACCAGCCCCGGGGCCGATTCCACCAGGAACTCAAGGCAGTGGCGCGCTTTGCGCAGGTCATCCACGCCACCCTTCTCCTGCCACCGGCTGGAGTACTTCACAATCGTGTGCTCGATGCCGCCCAGGTCGTTCGCCGCGGTGAACTCAAAAGGCTGAATAATCATTTTGCTGTAGTGGTTCCCGCCCACCTGGTAATTCCGCGCCTTCAAATCATCCCCCTGACCTTCTCCAGCAGCTCGAGCTCGGTTCCGAACTGCGCTTCCCATGTTTTCTTCCCGGCATGTATCGCGACACCGTGGCCACCGTGCTGGTGGTGATCGCCGCACAACGGGATGGTCTCGAAGTGGCTGGCGCGCTGCCCCATGCCCACGCCGGTTGTGATGTGGTGAATCCCAGCCGGTCGGCCACATACGATGCACCCCAGGCCGGCAACCCGGTCGAGGTGGTCCCGCTCAGCCTTGTTCGCCCGCTTCTTTGCCATGCCTCTCCACCAGGTGTTGAACCGACTTATCTGCCGCGGATGCTGCCTTGGCCGGCGCCGGCGTGTTGTGCAGGGCGACCAGGTAAGCCAGCTGCCAGAACTCCCTCTCCGTCACCGGTCCTGCACGGCGCTCATAACGCGCGGGCTCCAGTTCGGGTTCGCGTTGTGAAAGCTGGTCGCCTGGGTGATCTTTCCGCCAGCTCTCAGGAATGCTTCAACGTCCCGCTCGATTTTCTGGCGCTGCAGCTGCTTTGCGGTAACGGGCTTTAGGGTGGGGCTGGCTGTTTTTTTCTGCGTGCTTGTGTCCATTGATCTGAACCTCGTAGATGTCTCGTTGTATTGAAATGGGCGGAAGCCCTACCGAATCGCGGTGCACGTTGTATGCACAGCCAATTACTGAGATAAAAAACCGCTCGAATGTTCGAGGCTCTGAGATACCGCACAGCTCGGCCAGAAATGATGGCGTGGATCCGGGGGCATCCTCGATGGCCTCTCGCAGGCGCCGCACGCGCTCCGCCTGCTTCATCCTGTAAAGCGTCGTGCCTTCAGCCTTCAGACTCCGAGTGAAGGTGCTGGGAGAGAAGCCCAGCAGAGCCGCAGCCTGATCCGTAGTGATTGACAGATCCTGGCGCTCCAGCAGGTGGGCGAGGTTTCTTGTCAGGTTATCCACGCAGATCCTCGGCCTTCCCATCAGTCGCACCCCCTGCCGATTCTGTTTCCTGTTCGATCAGTGAACAGCAGCCAGTGCACCCAGCGGCTACCACACCAGAAGCCCCACTCTCGGCGAACCGGTCCCGTGATGAATAGGGTCCATGCCGGCCCATCCACCAGCTCCAGGCGGTGAGAGAACCGCGCGCCACGCCCAACAGGGCGCAGCCAGGGCAGCCAGCGCGAGACCTGCGTCTGAGGCTCACCCGGCCGCAGCCAGTAGTGCTCGAGCATCCGGCCGCGCAGCAGGAATGACACGGACCGCCACGGGTGGTCATGCGGTGCGCGAGGGTCATCGCTGCCGGTGAACTGGTGCAGGTAGATGTTGAACCAGGGATTGCGGGGGATAACGTGCCACCTGCTCAGGTAGTTGACCCCGATAATGCGGCTGGGGCGGATCATGCCAGCGCGTCCTCCAGGTAAATCCGCTGCAATCTGACCAGGCCCCGACCGGTGACCATGGGGGTGATCGATTTCTGCAGGCCATGCTCGGCGTGCTGGTACTGGCGGACCTTCACCTGGAGCAAGCCCCTCTCGATCATCTCCTGGTAGGGTTCGTTACGCCGGTTCAGCCAGCGCATCTGGCGGAGGCGGTTCATCAGGCGATTCTGGCCAGTCCCGATCACCTGGGCTGCTTCCTTCACAGTGATGCAATCCGGTGAGGCGGCCACGCAGTCATGGAAGGCCACCTTCGGCGCGTCCTCGACCACCTTCTGCTCCAGGGCGATCACTTTCTCGGTGTGAGTCAGCAGCAGGGTCCGCAGGGCGGCCGGGTCATTGAGGGCCGCCATGGGATCAGCTGGCGCTGGCCGGAAGTAGGATTCCTCCAGGGCCTCGAACACATCCCACGCTCGATCAGTGGAGAGCATCTTCGCGTGCCTGGCTGCGCCCTTCTCGGTCCACAGGATCAGGCGGGCTGCGCGGTCCGGCACATACCCGCTTTGAGCGGGGATGTCAGACTTGAGCTTGCGCAGGTCCTCGCCCTCCACCCGGATGAAATGCCGCCCCTCATCGAACCGGTCAGCATTCCGCTGGAAGTTGTCGGCGATGTTCTTCTCGGTGCAGGCGTAGAAGTCCGCCAGCTGCCGGGTGGTGCACACCGGCTTCGCCTGGTAGTTGATGATCTGGGAGGTCACGCCCCCAACAGTTACTGTTGCCATTTCGCAACCTCCCGGGGCTTCAGGCCCGATTTCTTGCAAATCTCGTTGAGCACCAGCTGGCGCATGGCGCATCCGTCCTCGATCCAGGCGAGGCGGTAGTCCTGCAGCTCCGCAATGGCCGCGCAGGCATCCAGCACGCCGGCCTCGTAGCTGGCAAGAATCAATTCACAAGCCCGGTAGTACAGCGATCTGGCGTAAGCGGTATCTGAGTCTGGCAGCATCGACGTGTCGACCAGTTCGCCCTCGCCAGCCAAAGCAGACTTCGCCGCGGCGAGGTTACGGTTCAGTGCGAAGGGGGTGAGGTAAACAACCTTGCTCATGCGGGCTCCCTCCAGGCTTGCTGGTACTCGAGGCCGGCACTCGACGCCAGCCGTTGCAGGTATGCGTGACGGTGCCCTTCGGCGCGCTCCCAGTCTCGGCGGCACCAGGCGACGAACAGACCGTTGAAATTCGAGTGACGCACCCCGTTCTCGCGGAGCCAGATCACGAAAATATCCCGGGCCTTGGTAATCACATCGTCGGGGACGCCCAGCCCAGCGAGCTCCGCCAGGACGGCCTCCGGCGGTACCCAGTCCTTCGGGATCTCCTGCCCCGTCTTCGAGGCCACCGCCAGCAGGTAGGGTTTCGGGTCGGTGGGCTGGCACATCATCGCGGTGACCAACGCATCAAGCGTGCGACCGGTGCCGAACTTCTTGACCAGCATCCCCAGCACCGCCCGGGCGCCTTGCTCGGTATTCCCGTGACTGGTCAGCCAGGGAACGCCCGCATCGAAAATCGACTTGTCGGTG